CTGCTGCACCGTGAACACGTTCGGCGCATCCTTGAACGGCACATCCGACGAGAGCCGCGCGTTAGGCACCGTGCCGGAACTGAGATTGCTCGCATTGAGACTCGTGAGACCAGAGCCGTTGCCCGTAATCGTGCCGCTGACCGTCACGTTGTCGCTGAACGTCGCGGCGCCGCCGACCGCCAAGGTGCCAGAAATGTCGGCGTCGCCGTTAAAGTCGAGCGTCGTGGCATTAACCTCGAACTCCGTCCCAGACACCGTGAGATCGGCGATCGTCGGCGCATCGTCGAGCACGAGCTTCCCCGTGCCCGTCGTGCCGGTGACGCCGTCGAGGTGATTAAGCTCGTCCTCGGTCGCCGTCACCGCTCCGTCGATGTTCGGGAACGTGTTCTGCAACGTCGACTTGATGAGCCGGACGTGATCGTCGAGCGTCGACACCTTGTCCGTCGCGCCGACGGGGTTCGACGGGTTCAGGTCGCTGATATAGGTCCCTGACTCGAGCGCCATCTCAGTACCCCCGATGCACGGGTCCGAAGTGATAGACGCCCTGCATCCGAGCGCCGCCGAGCTTGCGGCCCGCGGCCTCGTTCAGCTTCTGCAAGGCGTCCTGGAACGTGTCGAGCGCGGCCTGCGCGAGCTCCAAGTCCTGCGTGAACTGGTAGCCGAAGAACAGAGCGCCGTAGAGGTAGAGCGCCTCGTCGAGCACGAGCTCGTCGGCGTCCTGCTCGAGCGGCGCCGGATGCCCGAAGTAGCGGAGCGTGATCTCCGCACCATCTCCCGGCACGCCGCGAATCTCGATCGTCGAGCCGTGAACGCAATACTGAACCGGCGACCATTCGACCCTTGCCGCGGCGATCTCCGACGGCCCGACGGGGTCGAGCGGCTTCCCGCCGACGACGACCGACCGCACCTCGAGCACCGTCGACGGGATCGTGTAGACGCCGCCCTCGACGCGATCGTCCTCGTCGAGCGTCACGACGTAGGTGTCGGCCCGGAGATCGCGGCGGATCATCCCCTCGGCGAGACGCACGAACCCGGCAACCTCGGCCGTGAGGTCCGGCCTGTGCATGTAGTTGAGCACCGCCGTCTTGAGTTGCCCGTAGTTCATAGGTGCCCCAACTGCGCGCGCCGCGTCCGCACCCGGTACGGGTCAGCGAGCGGGCTCTCGTGGAGCCGCTTCATCGCCTCCTCGTACTCCGCGTGATCCTTCGAGTTCAGCCCCGGAAAGAGCATGCACAGCGCCCGCCAGTCCTCGACGGGAATGCGCAACGTGTGCTCGGCGAACGGCGCGTGCTTCGTCGGCACTCGCCCCTCGCGAGAGAGTTGCGCCTCACGTAGTACCTGCTCGCGCGACACGTCGTTCCCTCCAACGGCCGTAGAGCGCCGCCAGTGTCGCGGCGCCCGTCATCAGCACGTCGATCTCGGTCGGTGCGATGTCGATCCCGACGAGCTCCGACACGAGACCGATGATGAGCGCGGCGAGTCCGCCCTCGACCGCTCGGTCCTTCAACTTGTCACGCAGCCTCTTGAACAGTTTCATTGCCGCGCCTCCAACTTCGTCTCGATCCGTGCGAGCCGGTCGAGTGCTTCTCGTTGATGTGCAAGGTCCGCCTTCGTGTGCTCGATGAATTGGGTGTGAAGCTCCTCGACACGCCTGCGCGTGCCGTTGAGCGCCGTCCGAGCGCCGCCCCAGGCGGCCCCCGCAGTGAGCAGGAGGCCGCCCAGGGTGATCAGGACACCGAGCTCGACCGTCACGGTTTAGCTCGCCGTGACCGTCGCCGTCGGCAACAGGTCGAAGATGCCGAAGTGCGCCTTCTCGAGCAGCACGTCGTGCGACCAGTTGGTCGTAATCATCTTCTCGGTCGAGAGACCCTTCTTGCCGAGCGTCTCGACCTTCACGCCCCACATGGTCCTGAGCGCGATGTGCTCGGGATCGACGCCGAACAGCGCGCACACGTCCTCGCTGTCACCCGACGTGTACTTCTGCATGTTCCGGCTCGGGATCACCTGCATCGTGTACCCGAAGTCCGTGCGGAACGTGTCGACGTAGCCCGACATCGCGACATCGCTCGGCTGAGATCCCGTGATGTTCGCGACCGGCGAGACGAAGTAGTTCGAACCGATCAGGTATTGACCTAGCCGCTTCGTGACCTCCGGCCGCGAGAAGATCTTCGTCGGCTTCGCACCGAGCAGATACGCGTCCTCGATGCAGTCGGAGATCATCTCCCACGTCAGCGCCCGCGCCGCGCCCGGCGTCGGAGCGTCGACGATCTTGGTGCTCGTGTTGAAGCCGCCCGCAGAGCCCCCCGTGCCGAAGTTGACGTTCGTCTCGAGCCACGCGCCCAAGCCCGCCGTCTTGCCCGGAGTCGAGTCGCCGTCGTCGGCCTGACTCGCCTGATTCGACAGCGCCGTCGCCTCCTGATCGTTGCGCAGCTCTTGGAGGCGCTTCATGGTCTGATACGCCTCCTCGGCCGTCCGACCGATCACGTCGGAATGCTCGGTCGTCGTCGAGATTTTCACGGTCTTGTACGAAATCTGACCGTGATTACCGACGCGAGCGCCTGTCGCCGTCGTCGACGCCGAGATGTCCGCGCCGTCGATCGCCGCGTTCGCGAGCGCCGGGCTGCTAAGCGAGTCCTGCACCCACTCGTGATACGGGTTCGTGTAGCTGCCGCCTTGGAGCACGTCGAGATACGGCGTCTCCTTCGGCGAGATGTCGAAGACCTTGCGAAGAACGTCCTCCGCGATCAATCCGCCAGCCGCAATCGCCTTGAGATCGGCCGCGGTCAATGCCGTATGAGCCATGATGGTTACCCTTCAGCTTGCAAAATCGCCCTGAACCGATCCCTCATGTCGCCCGTGTTGAGCGAAGGCGCCGGAGCAGTCGGCTTACGCGGCGCGGAGCCCGTCGGCCTGCTCTTGCCGGCCGTCGTGTCGCGCTTGACCGGCGTCAGCTTCGCGAGCGCCGCTTCGATGCGAGTCTTGCGCTGCCACGCATCGCGCACGAGTCGGAACAGCTTGTGGTTCGGCGCGGCGGACAGGAACGTCGGCGGGATGCCGAAGCCCTTGAGATACTCCACCATGCCGGCAAGCTCTTTCTCGCGCACGTCCGCGTTCTGCCACTCGGGGATCAGCTCGAGCGTCGCCTGCATCTCGCGCTTCGCCTCGTCGGCCGCCCGACGCCGCACTTCCTCGACGAACTGAGGTGTGAGCGCCTTCGGGTCGATGAGCTTCACGAGCGCTTCGAGATCGGCACGCTCTCGCGTGATCTCCGCTTCCAGCCGCGCCTTTCGCTCCTCGAGCTCGAGTTCTCGGACCGAAAGATCGTCCTGCTTCGCGACCGCATCCTTCAGCTCGCCGATCGTCATCGTCTTGCCGTCGGCCATCGGGACTTGAATCGCGTACAGGTCCTTGTCCTCGAGACCGAGCGTCTCCGCTAGATCCTTGAGGACTTTCGGCTTGCCCTTCGGCTTCTCAGCCGGGGTGCCGTCTGTCGGTTCGGCGTTTTGCTGGCTCTCGCCCGCCTCACCATCGGTTGGGTTCTCACCCGACTCCTCGCCCGCGAGCAGCTTCCGAAACTCCTCGAGGTCCGGATTGCCCGCGTGCTTCGAAACCGGGACGGTGCCGTCCCTTGTTTCAGGCTGCGCCGTCTCCGGCGTCGTCGTCATCTCTGACGTGTTGGTCGATTCGGTCATTGAGCGTCTCCGCCAGTTCCTCGATCGCTAGAACCTTCGCCCGTGCCGCCGCGAGGTCACTCTCCTCCGCCGCCAGCAGCCGCTCGATCAGCGTTTGGCGAAACTCCGCCATCGTCTCGCTCAGCAGACGACTCTTGCGCAGATTGCGCGCGTCCGTTCGTACGTCCATTCGCTAATTCCTTCGCAATCGGCACGATGGTGTTGAGCACGGCCTTGTCGGCGTCCTGCCCGAGCTTCGCATACTCGATCGCGGCGTCGACCTTCTTGGCCCATACCTCGATCGCGGCGTCCATGTCCGCCTTGTACTTGTCGAACGCGGTCTTGAGCTTCTCGATCTCGACGGCCTGCGCGACGAGCTGCTGCTGTTGCTGCTCGAGCGCCTGGGCCTCGGCGCGTTTGCGCTCCTGCGCCTCGAGCGACGCCCTCGAAAGCGGGTCGATGAAATACCGCTCGGGATTCGGAATCTCGGCGACACGCGCCCACTCGAGCAGAAGGTCGTAGAACCCGGTCACGTTCACGAGCACGTCGTCGAGCCCCTCCTGCGAGAGCGTGAGGTACACCCGGACAAGCTCGCTCAGCGCCGTGAGCCGCCGCGACCGCTCGCCCGGCGACATGCCGATGTTCACGGTGAGCTGCTCGCGCGGACGCCACTCGGACGGGACGACCGTCTGCCAGCGCCCGGAGCTGCGCTTGATCTCGACCGGAACCGTGAAGTGCTCGCGGAGCGTCGCATGAGCGAGCAGGAAGACCGACCGAATCAGCGTGTCGGCGACGTTCTGCGTCATGTGCGCCGAGAGCTGCTCGGCGACCGAGAACGCGCGATCGAGCCCGAGCGAGCCGACTTGCTTACTGACTTGCAGTTCGCCCGCCTGCATGTCGAGCGACGAGCCCGCCAGCTCCGTCCTGATCTGCCGCTGATGCTGAATCGCTTCCCGAATGCCCTGCGACGTGTCCGGCACGCCGAACGGCATCACGGCGTCGGAGACGCGCGAGACGCTCGCCTTGACACGGATGGCGCCGTTCACGCGACCGTCAGAGATGTCGTCCGGGTTCACGCGGCCGTCGAGATACGCGACGCGGTTCTTGCTCGTCGCCTGCACGTTGTCGAGCAGCGCGCGTTGCAGCGCCGTGTTGATGTCTTGCACCTGCCGCGTCTTGTCCCACAGCGAGATGCCCGTCAGCCGGTGCGGAGCGATGAAGCACTGCCCCGTCGCGTACGGGACGAGCGACACGCTTCGCTTCAGGAACAGCTCAGTGAACGTCCGATCGGTGCAGACCATGAGCCGCTCGGCGATGCCGTCACCGCCGTCGACGAGCGCATACACCTCCCACCACTCGACAAGCTCCGTCGACTTGTCAACGCCCGGCCCGACCGTGCCGTCGCTCCGCGGGTTGCGCGCGTTCGAGTCCGCGTAGTTGTCGGACCGAACCGCTTGCGCCCGGTCGACCGCCGCGGCGTTGAACCCGCGCTTTTTGAGATCGCTCCGCGTGTCGATGTGCCGCTCGGCGATGAACGGGATCTCTTGCAGCGCCCGGAAGTCGCAGCCGTCGTACTGCTTCGGATAGAGCACATTCTCCGGCGCAACCGCCTCGGCGCGGAATCGTTTCGTCGTGTAGATGCACCGAAGCTTGAGATAGCCGTCGTCGTACGTGAGCACGCGGCACTCGATGCCCGGCCGATTGATGAGCGCGTCGACGGCCTCGGGCTCGACGCCGCGGTACTCCTCGATCTGGGCCGTCCGCTCCTCCTCGGCCCATACCTTCACCCAGCCGTTGCGGAGCAGAAGCGTGTCCTTGATCGCCTGCGCGAGCTGCCAGCGCCCGTTGTTGCGCCGCATGACGAAATCGACCACGGCGTCCGACTCGAGCGCGGCCTGATCCTCGTCCTCGGGGCCGACCGCGTCGAACCTCGCGATGTTCGGCGAGCTGAACGCCTCCATCATCGCCGCGAGGTTCGCCTCGACGACCGCCGACACGTCGCCCGAGACGACCGTCGATCGGCCCTGCACCTCGGTGCCGTTCGGCCGCTGGAAGTAGTAGTCGAACGCGTGCTTGCGATCCGTCGCGAGATCGTCCGACTCGAAGCCCGCACACTGAATGAGCTGCGAGCGGAGGGACGCGAGAAGCTCGGCGTTCGTCACGTCAGTAGCTCCACACCGTCGGACGCGGCCGGCCCGGGGCGTCCGTCAGGTCGTCCAGGTGAATAAACCGGCCGTCGCCTTTCTGGTTCACGCCGATGCCCGTAAAACCCATGTCGAGAGCGAGCCCGAGCAGCCTGTGCGCGTCGCCCCGGTCGACAGCGAAGTCCGCCGCCCGCCCGGTCGTGTGCGGCCCGTTGAGCCCGGTCGACGAGACGCGCGCATTGTGCTCACGGCACCGATAGCCGCTCGTGACGATCAGCGGCCGGCCGAACTGCTCCCGCAGCTCGTCGAGCTTCGTCACGAAGTCGGTTGAGATCAGGTTCAGCCCGCAATGCCGGCAGGCGAACTCCTCGCGCCGGAAGTGCCGCCACGTCATCTCCATCCGCTCACCTGCATCCGATCATGCGCCGACCAATCCGGCGCCTTGCCCCATCCGCCGAGCCCGTAGTCGCCGTGCCGATACACGAGCCCGTACCGCACCATGTCGGCCCAATGGCTCGAGCTGTCGTGTAAGGGGTTGCGCGAGTAGACGCCCGGCCGCTTCGGGAGCTGCTCCGTCCGGTACGCCGTGAGGCTCTCGATCAGCGTGTCGTTGTTGTGCTCGCCTTGCTTGAGCCACGGCCGCGGGGCGTTGTCGAAGTAGCACGTCGCAAGCGACTGCTGAACGTGCGCGATCTCCGCGTGCAGCGTTCCTTGACCCTTGCGAAGCACCGTCACCTCGTCGAGCGCGAGCCGGTGCTTGTCGACCGTGCTCACCCACGTATCGCCCGTCGGCCCCGGACGGTTCGCATCGTGCGGCAGGATCACCGTCGAGATATGCGAACCCCAAGGGAACGTGCGCTTGATGTCCTGCATGATCTCGGCCGGCGGCGTGAACTGCCACGCCTTGCTACCGATCCACACGGTCTTGTTCGGCTCGAGCGCCTGGAAGAAGCCCGCGACGCAGAGGTCCGAATACCCGATGTCGAACACGCAGAACACGCGCTCGTTCGGGTTCCACGGAAAGTCGCCGATGCGACCTTCCTCACGGGCCCGCCGCATCATCGTCTGGTAGTAGGCGCCCGAGAACGCCGCGACCGGCGAGCAGTAGTACTCCTGCTGAATGAGCGCCTCGCTCATGCCCGAGCGCCGATCCGCCTCGATCATCTCCGGCGTCACGAGCGGCCGGCCGTCGTGATCGTACGTGTCGTCGACCGTGAGCTCCCGGACGTACCAATCCGGGTTGTTCTTGTTGAGGCGGACGAGCTGATAGTGATGATTCGTGCCGCGATACGTCGAGATGAACGCCGCCCACCCGCCGTTGCGCTGAAGGATCGGCCGCGTGTACTGCCACGCCTCGTCATCGGGATAGAGCGCGAACTCGTCGAACACGACACCCTTCAAGTTCGAGCCGACCGCCGCGCGCGGATCATCCGCCGAGAGCAGATAGATCACCGAGCCGTTCAAGAGCTCGATCGACAGCTCCTGCTCGCGGGTCTGCTTGCGAAGCGCCGGCGGAAACGCCTGGTCGATGAGACGACGACCGTTGTTGTCGGATTCCCGCCAAATGGCGCGCCTCGCCATCACCTGGAACGGGAACATGATCGCGTAGGAGCCGACGACCTTGTGCGCCTCGATCGCGAGCAGGTTCAACATCAGCACCGATTTGCCCGCTCGCCGATGCACCGCGAGCGCAATCCGCTTGATGCCCTTCTCGCGCGCCTCGAGCACGTCGAGCTGCCAGTCATACGGCACCCAATCGTGCGGCAACGTGATCGGCGCCTTGTCGCTCACTGCAGTCGCTCCGGCTCGACGTCGATCACCTCACCTCGACGCTTCGCCCGAAGCGCGTCCGAAGTGAGGATGACGACTTGCGTGCCCGCGGCCCTGTTGAGCGCCTCCGACTCCCTCGGCGCCGCCTTCGCCCAGAGCTCATAAAACCGTCCCGGGTTCTCGCGCGCCCACTCGAAAAACGCCCGATCACCGCCCAACAGGTCGTACACGGCCATCAAGCCGCGGCGCACCTGCTGCGTGATCCGCAACTGCGTCTCGCGCGTCCCCTCGACGAGACCCGCCATCGCCGCCCGGATCTTCGCCGGCGCCCGAGCACCACGCGCGTACTCACAACCCGGCGCATGCTTCGTGCGATGGTCCCGACGCCGCTCGTCGTCCGTCAGAGCACACCGCGGACACGCACTGTTAGCGGATTTCGCCATTTGTTGGCGGATTCTACCAATCCTACGGCTTCCCGCGCAAATTTTTGTGCATTCCCGGCGAGTTATGCGCAAAAAACTCTCACTGGGGGACGAAAACGCTGCGCCGTGGATTCCGGCC